ATAGCAACAAAGCATGGACCAGCAGAAAGAAAGCTGAATAGAGCATATGCCAAGTATCTCAAAGGAGCCAAAGAACGATATGTTCAAAGGGTGCGCAAATACACAGAAGAACAGGAAACCAAATCAATTGTTAATGGTGGCGTTGTTGCTCGTAGTGTTAACATACTCAACTGGGCAGAGATTGAAGCAACAGAGTTCGAAAAGAAGAAAATTATACAAGAGTTGGCTTACCTCTACGAAGATATCTACTATGAAATAGGCGAAGAAGAGCTTTCCAAAATCTATGATGAGATCGGCAGAGATACCCCAGAGTTAAATGTTGGGGATAGGCTTCGATCGTTGATTAACCAATCTGCTGGATTCATTGCAGAGGCAACAGCTAAAAATATGAGGAAGCTTATCGAAAAGGGAAACAAAGAAGGCCTGAGCAAATCCGAACTGCTCACCAATGTTTCCAACTCTACAGAGTTTGCCTATCCAAGAGTACAAAGGATTGGTAAAACAGAAGCAACCAAAACGATCAACCAGTCAATGTCTAACTCAATGGATCAAGCTGGAGACGATGGTATTATGGTATATAAGCAATGGATTACCCAGCAGGATAACAGAGTAAGAGAAGCACATGTACATTTTGGGGAGCAAGACCCAATTCCATCAGGTGAAAAATGGGAATGGCAAGGCGATTCTTCTGAGTATCCCGGAGGTTTCGACGATATGGATCTGGTCGTGGGATGTCGTTGTACAATAGACTCGATCATTGTTGATGGCCAAGGTAACGAAACCCTGATCACATAGTATTATTGTAATTCTTGCAATTGCCTGTTTTATCATTTATAATCCTCTTGGGGGAAATCATGGTTAAAAAGAGTTTGAACGTTATACGGATTGATGCTCCAAACGACACAAAAGATAATACGCAAATCACGATGTCTTTTGTTGCCTCAACATCTGCCGAAGATAGATATGGGGATATCATTGCACAAGATGGATGGGATTTGACAGCATACAACGCAAACCCAATTATTCTTTTTAATCATGATGCTTCCGCCATGCCCATTGGCCGTGGAGATGTTGACGTTATCGATGGTAAGCTTTTGATTGATGTTACGTTTGACATGGAAGATCCCCACGCTGCTGAGATTGGGCGAAAATGCCAAGCCGGTTTTCTGAACTCTGTTTCTGTTGGCTTCAATGCAATCGAAGCGGTTGAAAGAAGCAACTTACCAGAAGGGCACCAATACAAATCTGATTCTGGTCTATACTTCAACAAAGCCGAATTGCTCGAGGTTTCAGTTGTAACCATTCCAGCAAATCCAGAAGCCAATTCCATTGCTGCCAAGAAGTTTGGTCTTGATAGCCGACAAGTAGCAAAGCATATCTTGGAGATACTCGAAGAAGATGGCCGATATCTTATTGCCTTCAAAAAAGCCGAAGCAGAAGAAGAGCACCAAGAAGAGCAAGAGCACCAAGAAGAAACGTTCAGAGCTGGCCTGCAAAGTAAAAATACAAACTTCCCAGAGAAGGGAGAAGACAAAAAGGTTAGTCTTCGGAATAGCGAATACCCATCTTTCCCTTTGGACTATGCCCAAAATATCAAAGATGAATATCCAGATATTTGGGATGAAGGAGGCAACATTCTTGGAAACAAGCAGTTTGCACTTCTTAGCAAAATCCAAAAAAACAATGGTGTTCCTGAGACTCCAGACCAAGAGGAAGCTATCCGAAAGAGAGAAGCATGGGCAGCCAGACATCTCCAAGATTTTCGTTTGGCTGGAACAGTTGCCCAAATGAAATGGTTGGTAATAGGTGAGAAAGGCCTGAGCCACATGAAGGAAGTAATCAGAGAAGAAATCAACAAAAGAAAAGACAAGAGCTTTGATCGAGATGTTGAGCCTGCCGATCTTCCTGTTACTGATGAGCCATTTAATCCACAGGATCAAGATAGGGCAGAGATTGAAAACAATATTCTTGGGGATGGTGATTGGGAAAGATACAAAAAGGCCCATTTGTATTTTGATCCTGATCGAGACGAAACAAAAGAAGGCTATAAGTTCATCATTGGCAGAATAAGAGATCCAGACAATCCAGAGAATGCTCTTCCTGAAAATGGCCGATTGTATGTATTTAGGGATCAGCTTGCCAATGCTGTTGCAGCGATCAACGGCTCAAGGGAAGAGCCATCAATAAGTGATGAAGATCGAAAAGCTGCTTATGATGTAGCTGCCAAATATTACGACAAATTGGGTTTGGAGATTCCACCATTCAAGGAAGATCTCTATTATGACTCAGAAGAAGAAGACGAAGAAGATAAGGAGGCAAAAGCCTTTGCATCCATTTTGTCTTTGTTTTAAACCATTAGACACAATCAAGGAGATACAATGTCTGATATGAAAAAGAACGATGCTTTGGTTAATGAGGCAAAGACAATCCTTCATAACCTTCGAAGCCATCAGCAGAACAGTGAAAACAAGCTAAGCCAAATCGAAACCCAGATCGAGGATTTGAAATTGGCTCAGCGTAAAATGGCAGAGGCTTACACCAAAGCTCCTACTGTTTACACTGGTAAAGATGCCGACTTGAAAAAGTACATCCGCAAAGATGGAAGCCTACAACTTCGAGCAGAGAAGAAGCAAATTAATATCGGTGGACAAGGTACAATTACCATCGAGGCCAAAGGCCTTCTTGATGATAAAGAAACCTCCAATGAATGGCAAGCTCGTTTGATTGATATTAACAGAAAACGAAATTTCGCGAGATCGTTAATGCTCAATCCTCATACCCCAACTTTGGATCTAAAACTTCAAAGGCATTTGTCTACTGCACCCGATTCTGTGAAGGCTGGAATTGAAAGAGCTTATACTGGTGGGGCTGGTGCTGGGCAAGAATGGACACAGGCAGAGCTTATTTCTGAGTTACATGAAACATACGAAGCTCCTTTACGTTTGCGATCCTTGTTGCCTGTCCAAGAAGTAAGCAGAGGAAGCTTGATTATTCCTACTCTGACTCGTGGCGGTCAGCCTTACATTCAATCTACAATTTCAACCGACGATCCAAGAGCAGCAGCAAATCTTTACCCGGCATCAACTGTTAGCACAGGCCAAACAGTGATCAATATGGGCGGAATGAGTGTTCGTTTTGTGGTTGATCAAGCAGCCAGTGAAGATAGTGCTCTTGCTTTGGCTTCTGTTCTTGGTCGGAACATCTCTGAGTCAATTGAAGCAGGTTTCGAAGACTGTATGATCAATGGTGATACAACTGGTGCCCAAGATGATATTGCAAATTGGACAGCAGGAGGCAGATGGACAGTACCAGCAGCAGCGGGGACCGATCATCGTTTGTCTTTCAATGGGTTCCGCAAACTGGCCGATTCAAAAGCAAGTCGATCAACTCCAGCAGCACCGGCAAATGTTTTGTTCTCTGATGTCGTTTCTGCCTTGGCTGAAATGGATCAATTTGGAGCAGCTACCCAAGATAATATTATGGTTGTCTCTTCAGAATTTTTGGTGCGTAACTTGTTGGACATGACCCAGCTTGCTACCCTTGATAAATTTGGGCCACAGGCTACAGTTCTTTCAGGACAGATCGGTAGTCTTCTTGGGATGCCTGTTGTAATCTCACGATTCATGACGGCGGATCTTAATGCTTCTGGTGTTTACGATAACATTACTAAGACACAAACTGGTTATGTAATTTTCAATCGTAACTCCTATGTACAATATCTCCGCCGAGGTCTGCAGATCGAAAGTCAAAAGACAATTGCTTCTGGCTCCTACGAGCTCGTAGCATCAATGCGATCTGTTATGGGATCTGCCGATGCTGCTGGCGCGAAGAATGTTGCCTATCAATATAATATTGACGGATAGGAAATAAGCCGATGGCAATTGTAAGTCTTGGAACAGTAAAAGAATACCTGCCCGAATTGGCTGGAAGTACCGGAGCAGACACACAACTTACAAATCTGATCGACCGGGTTGAGTCAGTTGTGGCAAGGTATTTGGGATTTGGTGCTCCTGATGGGGCTGTAAATCCTATTCTCGATGAGTCGACATACACAATGTATGTCGATGGTCCTGAACATTACGATTCTTACACTTTACAATTGCCATTGGCTCCTATTTCTTCGATCACTTCTATACATGCCGACATTGATCGGCAGTATGGAAGCTCTTCCCTCATCGATGCAACAAAATACACCTTCAACAAATTGTTAGGCAGGGTTTATCTTGATCCGAATACCGCAACTGTGGTATTTGAAACAGGATACAGGGCCAACAAGGTTGTTGCTGTTTGTGGGTACAATTCTGTAACTGCTCCTGATGATCTGGAGCATGCTATAGCCGTCTGGGTTTCCCAGTTGCATCGAAACAAATCAAACCAAGGCAAAGAACAAATTACTCAAAGCAATGGCACGGTTCGAATAAGCCCAAAGACAATGCCCTATGAAATCAAAGAACTA